CCCAGGATGGAGCGCCGGCGGTGCGGAATGTCAGTCCGTCGCCTGTGGTTTGCCTGCCTAGGTCTACCTTTGTGGTAGGGGTGGCAGGATACTGCGCGTATGCCAGTGCAGGCAGCAGCAGTGTTAGAATTATGAGTATTTGTTTCATATCTTGGATTGTTATATAACTTCAATGCAAACCACCAGCCCCACCGACGGCGCTATGCCTGTGTTTGGCCGCAGCCCTGATAGCTTGAACTCGTATACCGTTTGTGTTGTCGGTATTATCTGCTCAGCGGCCGGCAGTTTGAATAGTACAAATTTAGCCGTTCCGTTGAAATTTTCGCCGTGAATTTGTGTACCGTTTTTAAACACCTGAAAGGTATACGTTAGACTGGTGGAGTTGCTGGGGTTGTTGAATATTTCCAGCCACATCCTGTTTATGCGCCGCGTTGCCCAAAATGTACTTTTGAGCTCGTTGGTATCCTGTGTATTGTCCGGCCGCCAAAATATGCCATAGTCTGCTACAATCGGACTGCCAACGCCTGCTGACAGCGACGTAAATTTGTTGGCCAGTTCTACCCGTATCACCTTGCGCCGTGCCCATTGCAGCAGCCCCAGCAGGTAGTCGCCCTGCATCTGAATGAATGAGCCCGACTCAAACCGCCCAACTGCCGTGCCGCTCGCGACATCCAGCGAAGTTGTTGAGTCGTGTTGGCTTGCTTCCATCGTGAACTCTTGGCTCAGTCCTGAGACGGCATCCACAAGCGTGATGGCATCGCCTATCAGGTAGCTGTACGGCGTTGTTGGCAGATTGGCAGCGATGGTGTTTATTGTCGCGCCGCTGCTGATAATTCCCGTGCTGGTGTTCGGCACTGCGTTTGTCACCAACACAGGTACAGCCGGCAGAGGTGTTTGCACCTGCCCTGCGCTTTCAGCCTGTAAGCTGCCAATGAGTCCTGACAGCCCTGTGTCGCCTGTCTGTAGTCCTGGGGGTGCGTCAGCATCGTCACCAAAGCCCGGATTACTTACCCCTGTTTCTTCGGGGTTGTCAACAATGCCCGGGCTGGTGTAGCGTATCTGCACCCATGTGCCTGTCCATGTTTCTGTGGCTACGTTGTGGCGGGCTCCCTGCAATATAAACCTGTCGCCCTGCCGTTCAAGTATCCACCAAGGCAGGTACTCTCCATATATGCTGCCCGTGAACCGTTTGATGACTCGGTTTTGCAGGCGCAGGCGTTCCTGCGCTAAAAACTGGCCGTGCGGCTTGGTGTATGTGCCATCTCTGAAACTACCCCAGCCTGTTGGTGCTACCCATGCACTGCCGTTGAAAGCCTCCAGCGCTCCGTAGGCATTGAGTGTGGGGCCGCTGCCAAGCAGTACGTCGGTTGTGTTTTCTAGGCTGTTGCCCGTATTGGTGTTGCTGGCAGTGTAGATTGAATAGTTATACTGATTTTCGATAACACCATCCACGTAGGCCTCAAGGTACGCGTTTGAGGTGGCGTAGTTGATTGTCCGGCTGCCTGATGGCCCAAGCGGTCCGCCCATGGTTGCCGCCTCGAAGTACTCGACATTCACCGAGACGTCGCCTGATACCGGTAGCGGCAATGTTACCAGCGCCACCTGATTGCTGTATGTCGCGTTGTCGATGCTGTGCGGGCCTACCCAAAATTCGTATCTGTTGGCGCTGCCAGTCTCCCATGACATAGCGCCGTTAACTACCGTGCCGGCATTGAACGAGCTGGTACGTTTCAAATAGTACGTTGTCGAACTGCCAGCAAGTTCAATTTTGACGCGGAATTTTAGCCAGATGGGTGTTACTTGTGTGTAGTCAGTTACTGATGTGTCTTGTATGCGTGTTGACAGGCCGAACGACAGGGCAATACGTACAGCGCCTGCGTTGTTGTCCACGTCGTCAATGGTGACATCCGATACCAGGGAGTTGCTCCAGCCGGCGCCGGCTATCAGGTTTTGTGTTGAGTAGTGCTTGTACACTACCTCCGTTTTGCGCAGGGCTGGGTAGTAGGTTTCCTCAGCGCCGGCTGCCGTCATCACCTGCTTAGTGCCGGCGGCGAACTCGGCTGGCGTGCCGGTTAGTGCTATGTTGCCTACCCAATTGTCCAGACTGACGGATGTAAATATAAGGTTGCCGGATTTGTCAAAATTGCGCAGCCTAATGCTGCCCGTGTTACTGTATTGGCCGATTTCGATAAACGTATACACCCCAAACCGCTGGCGTAGCTTCATGCCAAAAGCGGTGCAGATGGCTGCCAGCACGTCATACGTTGAGCGGGGTGTGACTGTGCCCTCCCTGTCTACCTTGCGCCAAGTGCGGTGATTCCAGCGGGTTGCTGCAAAAAATGTGGCGTTAACACTTATCTGCATTTCTTTAGCAAACCAGCTATGAATGACAGCGAAGTAGTTTGCACTTGCAGTATACATGTCCGCAATACCCGTTTTCCCGAGCGCCTTAGCTATCTGAAACCGCAGCTGGTCGCGGCCTTCGTATGGCGTGCCGGCATCGTCATAGTCAACGGTTTTCAGCCGTGCGAGGCCGTCAGTGGCCGTCAGTGAAAACGTATAGCCCATGTCGGTGGGCATCATGTCAACACTGACAAGTTCGGGCTGCAACAAGCCTCGCCAGTATAGGCTGTATGTGGTTGGGGCTGTCAGATAAAGCACCTCTACCTGAAATCGCCCCTCGTCTGCATTGATGAGCGTCTGTACAAAGGTATGCAGCGTAGCGTTGTTCACCAGCATGTCTATTCGGCAGGTGCTGGTGGCGATCGGGTCGAAGATGTCATCTTCCTGCCCGGCGTGGATGAACTCCAGCGCCTCGCAGTCGAATGTCGTGATGGTGCTGCTCCAAGCCGAGTCATATATATTTACGCGGTATTCGCGGCTTGCGTTGTTTGGCAGGCCGTAGCTTTTTACCGTCGTTCTGAGTCGTACCCCCATTATTTGTACCTGTTTTGACGGTTAGTAGTCCGGGTGACTGCAAGCAGCAAGTCCTCGCCCCTTAGCCTGAACTCACCAATAGCCATGCTGCCCGACTGCTCCAGCATGCCCTGTAATTTGCTAAGCGGTGCAATTACTTCGGGGTTTGAGCGAGCGCCGGGGTTGTCACCGACTAGCGCCATGGTAGGGCCGTATGCTAGGCCGCCGGTGGCTAGGGCGGGTACTTTGATGGCCGACAGGATTCCATTAAATGCTGTTTGGGCTAGCTTGCCCGCACCAAGTGCAATGACTGGTATCAGTGCAGGGTTTAGCGTGATGGCCGGATTTGCCAACGATTTTGACACAGCCGCTGCCACACCCTCTTTGATGAGCAGGCCAATAATTTGCCGCACGTGGCCGGCAACTGCTTTGGCGAAGTTTGCGAGTGTCAGTTCGCCCTGCTCTGACAGTTTTACAAGCGAGTCCAGGGACATTTCGTAAATTGAATTGAGCGATGACAGGCTTTCTTCGAGCCAGTTAAACTGCTCACTTGTTTTTTGCAGCGGCTCCATGATGTTGCCGAGTACGTCGGTGGAGTCGCGGAATGCGTCAGCCATTGACGCGGCGGAGTGCGCAGCACCTTGCGTAGCTAGTGCCAGCGCTCCGGTTTCTTGGATTTGGCCTGCTAGTGATGGCAGGGCCGCGAGTTCCTGCACTGGTGGCCGACGTCTCCCTGTGCCTGTGCCGCCTCCGCTTGCGCCGCTTGGTGCTGCACCGCCGGCAGCCCTGACAGGTTGCTCTATCGGAGTAACAGGCACTGACTTGATGCCCTCGTTGTAGGCATCCATAAAATCTTTGGCAATAGCGAACGGATTGATACCTGCAACAAACGACTGCGCGGCTTCCTGTATTGCACTACCTGCTTTGGAAAACTCGCCGTTTAGTGCAGCGGTGGCGGCGGCTACTATTTTGCGGATGAAATTTACCAAGTGTGTCAGCCTGTTTACGATGGCATTGATGATGCCTGTAAACACTGCAAATGTCGTTTGCCATGCACCGCCAAACGTAAGCGTTTCGCCTGTAATAGACTCAATGGCATTGCCGATGAGGGCAAAAAATGGCATGACGTCATCTTTTACTGTCTGCCACAAATTTGAAAATGCCTCACCAAGCCGCTGCATGGTTTCGCGAAAAACCTCATTTTCTTGGTATGCTTTTACAGCGCCGGCGGTGATGGCGGCGATGGCTGCTACTATCAATGTGATTGGACTAAGTAAGCCCGCCACGGCTAACTTTAATGTCTCAAAGCCTAATGTAAGTGTTGGTAAAATAGTTGCCGTGCTCCCTAGTACAAAAAGCAGCGGCCCTATCGCCATGGCTAGCGCTGTGATGCCTAGGATTATAGACTGCATCCGGGGTGACAAGCCCGCAAAGCCCTCAGCTACGCGATTAACAAATGCCGCCAGCTTGTCCATAACAGCCGTCAGGTTTACATTGTCGTTGATAGCCTTGCCTACTACTGCTAGGGCTTGCCGGATGGCGGATTGAAAGTTTGTGAATGCATTTGCGACTCCGCCCTGTACCGCCTGAAACTTCTCGTTTTCACTGATGGCCTGTACAACAGCGTCGTTAAAATCTTTGACGCTGATGCCTGTCTCGCGTATAGCTTCAATGTTGGTAGTGCCAAATGCGTCCTGCAGGGCAATGTTTATAGCTGGCACACGCTCGGCAATAACGTTCCAGTCTTCACGCAAAATTGAGCCTCGGCCTATCATTTGCGTCATCTGCCGCACTACCTCGTCCAAGTCGTCAGCAGTGCCACCTGCAAGGGTGACAGCTTTGGACATTTGCAGGATGGTTCGCTCTGCCTCGCTTGCTGCATAGCCTACGGATTGCAGGCGTATAGTGGCTTTTGCGGCTTGCTCTAAGTCTAGTCCTGGCTCTAAGGCCAACACCCTTAAGCGCTCTAACTGTGCGCGGGCTTCTTCGCTGCTGCCTGACACAGCCGTGAGGCTTTTCTCCAGCTTCTCCATGTCGGCAAACGCCTTAATAGCGCTGCCGCCAATCACCGCAGCCGGCAGGGTGAAACTCATAGTCATCTGCTCGCCTGCTGCCTTGGCCTGCCGTGCGAATTTGTCAAGCTGCTTGTTGGCTACCTGCAATGCCCTGCCGATGCCCTCGGTGCGCAGGGCTAATAGTACGTTCAGACTTGCAGTCGTCCTTGCCATTGCTATACGTCGTTAAATTGACTAATCAAAAACTCTGCCTCGGCCTGCTTGGTGACTGCTTTGGCCGGCTCATCGTCTGGCAGCCTGAGCAAGTCTGTTACCTGCAATTTTTTGCCCTTTGGCATCATCGTATTGAGCAGGGCGGTTGTCTGCCAGCGTACGATTTTCAGGTGCGCGTTTTGCCGCTCGGTTTCGCCGTCAAGACGTGCAAGGATGTAGGCGAGGCAACTGTTTTTTACCTCCTCCTCTGTCATCCCTGTGCCGGCAGCGAGTGCTGCGAGTTCGTGCAGGTTTACCGGCCTGCCGCCCTCGTTTTTTTTTGCACCCCTGCCTGCATGTTCATTGACTGCTCCAGTATCTTTGTCACCTTGTCAATGACTGCGAAGCCCTCGGAGTCCAGCAGGTCGCAGGTGTCCTCCAGCGTCTGCTCAAATGGCTGCTTGGTGACTCGGTGGCCGTGCTTGATGCCGATGTGAGCAAGCCGCGCAATGCCGCTGATGCCCGAAGATTGCAGGCGCTCGCCAAGTTCTGCGATGCCGCAGCCGAATTCAGTTTCAAGTTCTGCGAGGCAGGCGAGGCCGAAATTTATTGGGTACTCTTTACCCGCGATGGTGATGTGTGTTGTTAGCATACCTTTGGTGTTGTGGCGGTTCAGCCGTCTTTGTTTGGGTGGGGGCTACCCGCAAGCAGCCCCCTGTAAATTACGATTCAGTTACCATTGTGATTGCGCCGCTCACGGTGATTTCAACGCTGTACGTCGTGTTGTCTTCAACGGCTGCCGACACGTTGAATGAAGTCACGTACCCCGAGCCATCCCATGCCTTGTCGCCCGTTTCATCGGTGGTAAAACGCCACGTGATAAGCGTGCCGTTGTTCAAATCGTTGAACAATGCTTCGGGCTTGACGTTGCTTGTGTCATACGTGAAAAACGCATCGGTTGACAGCGTTGCCGATTTACGGCCGGGGGCTGCTGTCACCCAGCTGCCTGTGTTGTCTTTGTCCAGGATTTCGCGCATTTCGCGCGTGATTGACAGACTGCACGTGGTAGCACGGCCAATTGCTGTACCACCCTTGTAAATTCGCAAATCTGTGCCGTTTACTACACCGGTAGTTGCCATTGTGTTTTAATTTTTATGAGTGAGTGTTTGTATCTTTTGGTTTGCGGCGCTTGGCTGGTGGTGGCGGTGCAGGTGCAGCCACGACAACAGCCGGCGGCGGCGGTGTTGACAGCTTGATAGTGTTTTTGAGTTCGGCCGTTCGCTGGCCGAATGGTACTGCTATGCCGGCGGCGATTAGCTGCTGAGCGAGCGAGCGCATTATGTCCGGGGTTTCGCCCGGCCGCCAGCCTTGGTATGGTTTTACTATTCTGATAATCATGCGTACCAAGTTATGACGATGACATCAATGTCATATATCTGATAATTCAATGTCAGCTGCGTTGCGCTGTTGCGAGTCCATTCTGTTGTCAGTACCCCGTTCACGTGAACACGGATGGCAGCGGATAACGTGGGCAGGCTGCCTGTGATTGTCAGTATGCTGCTGGTGCCTCCGGTGAATGTTTGGCGGTATGCAGTGCCGGCGGCCAAGGTGCGGTATTGCAGTTCTACGTTGTCGCCTGACAGCGTGTAGGGGAATGTAAACACTTGGCCTGCACGCGTCCAGTCGGCAGTGAACAGGCCTTGTATGTATACGTCGATAGCTGCATCGTCTGTTGGCAGTGTGCCGGCAGCAGTGACTGAGTTTGTGGTGACGTTGGTAAATAGTTCGGTGTCGCCTGTTGTGCCGTCGGCTGTTGTGCGGAATCGTACTACAATTACGTCGCTGGTTTCTGTCGTGAAGCCAAGGGCAATGCTTGCGCCCGTGCGCGTCCAGCCGTCAAGGTACTGGCCGTTCAGGTACACTTCAATGTTGTCGTCACTTGGCAGGTTGCCGCCGTTGGCTGTGACGATGACGGCGGCGGTGGCTTGGCCGGTGAATGTCTGCGAGAACCATACAGCGCCTATGGCTGTGCGGTTAATACGGAATCGGTAATCCTGCGAAGTCCAGTATACGCCAATCGCCTCGTCAAATTCGCCGTCGATTTCGTTTTCAAATATCGCCTTGTCGATGGCGAGCGTGCTGCTGTACTGAAGATTGCGGTATCTGTCGAGCAACTCCCTTGCGCGGCTGGCAGCGTCTTTGTTGTCGGCGTATGACTTGTTGTAAAAATCAAGCTGCACCCGCACGTCATCCAGGGGGCTGACACCGTCCTTGTCATCGGTGGGGGTGGTGCGTATAATTGTGTAAACGGCAAACGGGAACACGGTTTTGGCGGGCACAGTGTTCGGGAATACGCGAGTGCCAACGATGCCTGCAAGTGTTGCGTCGCTGGTGAGTATATCCCTTATTGCTGTACCTACTGTGCTCATATTCGGCCTGTGGCTTGGTTGAAAATTTTAACTGACTCGGCTAACATGGCAGGCAGGGCTGTTGGGGCTGATGCCTGCAATGCTTTGAGTGTTATGCGCTGCTCGTATGCTCTGGCGCTTCCATGAATCATGTGGGCATAATTTGCCCATGCACTTTTTTCGGTGCGGCCGACAACTCGAGCTGACTTACTGCGTCGGTTGTATCGTGGGCCGACAACTGCCACGCCTGCAACTTTGAGACGGCGGCGGCGCTGTGACAACTCCTCAACTGATTTTTGCCAGTTGCCGCGGGCTACCTTTGTGCCGTAAAACGTGTGCAGTTCGCGGCGGGCTTTGTTCGGGTACGTCAGTGGCTTGTAGGCCTGCAACACATACGGACTGCCAGCCATAGCAACACGATACCGCATGTCAGCGCCCGTTACTGTTTTCATGATGCGGCTGATTTCCCGCGTTACCGCCTCCGTGCCTGTTACCTGTATACTCATGCTACACGTCGCGTTGTGTCGTTTGCAATTGCGTATAAAACCTGTCGGCCGTGTGCGTGATGCCTGTTACATCGTACTCCAGCCCTCGGTACTGCACGCGCATTTTGGTGTTTACTGCATCATCGTAGCGGATGGTGAACCATGCTTCGGTGATGGCAGTTTTCCTGTCCGCGTGCTGTTCCTCCTCAGTGAGGTTCGGCCGGTATTCGATGGCTGCCCACCGGCTGCTGTAGCTGCTCCACGTGATTTGCTCCTCACCGTAGGCGTCGTATGTTGTTGTGTACGTCTGTATCTCTATGCGCTCCCGCAGGCGGCCAATGTCGTTTTTTTTCATTAGTACCAAGTGTATCTGTATGGCGCAATAAGGTACTCAGCAGCGGTGGGCATTTGTTTTACGGAGTCCTGGCGCTTCTCGTACAAGTCACCAACGACAAGCAGGATGGCTGCTTTGATTGGGGCTGGCACGTCGGCTGCTGAGCCGTAGCCGGCAGTGTAGACTGCTTTCACTGCGTCGGGCACGTCTTCCGTTATGGGGTGGACGGTATCCGGCAGCTTGTACAGGTAGGCTGGCTTGGCAAACGTGTTGACTCCGTAAAGCAGTGCGTCGGTGGTGCTGTATGTTGTGGTGTTGCCCTCTGGCTTGTATTGGTAGCTGGTAACTGACTGCACAGGCGCTACACTCATGTGGTTGCGCTTGTAAAAGCTATCCCAGATCTCAGTGATTGTTTGCGTCACAAACACGCTGTTGCAATGGCGCTCTAGGTGCTGGCGAGCGGCGGCAATCAGAGCAGTTATCAGCGTGTCGTCTGCGCTGGTATCTACCTTGAGATGCAGCTTCGCCTCCGCTAGTGAGACTGGCTCGCTGGCAGGTGGTGTAGTTACCCTGAATTCGCCTGTTTGTATCCGCATTGCTTTGCTTTAAAAACCGCCGGGGCATTGCTACCCCGGCGGGAAACCATGAGACTTACTTACCAAAACGAGTGTTTGTTTATGTGGCGTGTGGCGTGCGGTGTGCGGTGTGCGGTGTACAGCGCATGGCTGGCCGTCACTACGCTTGTACGAGCAGCTTGATAGCTTGGTTGTTGAGTAGTTTGCCGTCTACGCGGGCATAGGCTACGAAGCCAACCGCGAGTTCATCCGCATAGCGCTCATTGAGGCGGATGAGGCTGAAGTCCTGCACGAGGCGAACGACATACTTTGACCAATCGCCGAAT